ATCTTCTCCATTTGTTGCTTCCTTTCAGTGGCGCCAGGCGCCGTGTTTGCTTCGTCAACACTGACGCAAGCGGAGTCCAGTTTGATTCGAGCCGATGGGCCCGCACGACCGTGATCGACGATCGCAACGTGGTTCCCTCGGATGTTACGTTGAACGAAATCGTACGCGTGTTCTACGCCGTTCGCGTCTTTCCAAACCGCGCCAGGCGCGGCAGGCTCGCGATCGCAGAAGTAGCCGCAGGAAAGCTCCTGCTTGCCCTCGAGCACGCGCGCGATCGTCGTCGCATCGTAGACGGCAATGTCTGCCGTGACGTGATCGGACAGCTCTGTGTCTTGGCGAACGTTCGCGACCGCACCCACGATCAGCGCACGCGCGTTGTCGGGGGTCACAGCGCCGCCACTCTGAGCGTCGATCGGGTGGTCGTCGACGACAGGGGTCAACTCGAACGATTTGAGGGCCTCAGGTGCAAAGACCTCGCTCGGCAAGCGAAGTTCTCGGATCTGCTTTCCGTCAGGGGTGAGGTAGAGGAAAACGCCCGTACGCGTGAGGCGCGCGGGTGCGCGCAACCCGTCAGCGGTCTTGAACGCCTTGCGAAAAACACCCCTGTCGTAGCGCGCAAAAGCCATGGACGGGGAGCATGTAGGAAATCGACCGATCGTGCAAGTGCCTGATTTCACAATAGGAAAAAAAAGATCTCAGAAGGGCTTGACACCTCCCGGGGGCTGACGAACTACGAATCCTTTCTATCGCTGGCGCTCTGCACGACCTCGTGAGCGGTAAGGATGCAGGCACCTTGACGCTCAATCAGGTCCGTGAGGCGATCGCAAAAGCCGAGATTCTTTCTGGCCTGGTCCTTTCTAAGGACACTGAGATCGTGGTGACCGAATGAACGCGAACGAAATCAGGTTTCTCGGGTGGACGGACGAAGAAACCGCTTGCGATCTCTGCGGTCGAACCGAACTCAAGAGCACTGAGGCGATCGTGGGGGTCGTGCCTTTCACGAGCCCGATCGGGGTTTCGTACCTCGACGAAACGCGCTTCACGGTCGCGGTGCTTGGCACCGCTCAAGTCGTGCTCTACCCTGTGAACGTGCCTGGCTGGTCCGTGGTTCGAATGTCTCTCGAGAACTTCGCGCGGTTGTTCCGCAACCTCGACCGCTCGCCTGTGCAGGTCGCATGATGGAAACGCCTGAAGACGAGATCCTGTTTATCGGGCGTTGGCGAACTCGGCTCGAGTGCGTTCAGCGCTTGCTGAAAAGTCCTGAGCGGAAGCGCTCAACTCTGGGAGCCGATCATCGCGAGGGGTTGATCTTCGTGGTTCACCAGAGTGGCGCGAGCGCCACGTTCCACGGGTTCCGGAGTCGCACGCAAGACACGTTTGAAATCCTGAGAGGTTACTAGATGCGCTTTTTTCTGATCTTGATCTTGAGTGCTTGCGGAGTAGACGCGCCGGGCGAAAGCACCGAGTGCGCGGGAAACCTCGAGTCCGTGTGTGACGGGCGTTGCTCTTGGCGCTGCGTCGACGGGCGCTGGCAGGTCGAGAATCCGTGCGACCCGTGCGTCTGCTTTGGTGACGCCTGCTATTCGATCACTCTCCAGAGGGCAAAAGCCCTTTGAGATCAGGCTCAGCATAGCAGCGACAATTCACAGGCTCGCCCGGGGTCTCTCCCTCAGGAGGCGCGCTCCACGTGTAGACCTCTCCGTCGCGATCTTCGTGTTCCTCTCTGACGCGGTTGTCGCGCGCTGTGCGCCAGGTGAAGCGCTCGATCCCGAGGTCTGTCTGACGGACTCGATTAAGATCGCCGTAGAACTTCCCCGATTGATCTCGAGCGATCAGCGTCGCTCGCGACTGGCTTACGCCGTAGCGTTCTTCGACGATCCCGATCAGTTCCTCGAAACGGGCTCCGTCCGCAAGCTCTCTTTTCAGGTTCGTTTCAAGGTCGTCGAAAAAGCGCGTAGGGATCGACCGAATCAGCGCAACGTTTTCTGCTGTGAATTCGTCGACAGCCCGCCCAAGCCAGGGTTCTCCACCCACAGCGTCCACACCTACGACCGCACGGAGTTGACGATTGAGCCCCGCCGAGTGAAGCCGCTCGATCTCTTCACCGATCGGACGAACCAGGCGAGCCATTCGGGCGCGCGTCCACTCCTCGAAAAACTTGCGTTCGGCGCGATCGATCGCTTCGCCGATATTGTCTGTCGCGTCAGTAGTCGCCACACGTGAGGCGCTTTCGGCCGCGCGCTCGAGCAACGGGAGCAACTCGGCCCGTACGATCTCGAGCGCTCGAGGTAGCATCCTCCCCACGAGCGCGCGCCTGTATCGCCTGGCTTGCGCGTCTGGCGGGGGGAGTCTCCCCAGGCGCGCACTTCGGGCTTTGCTTTCGTTCACCTGCAAAAGCGACAGGAACACCGATCGAGAAAGGCTCACGCGCTACCTCCTACCTGAGAGCGTCGGAGGAATCACTCTGACAGGCGAACCGCCCCGAGGGAACCCGCCTCCAATAGGAGCCAGGGGGAACGCGCGACCTCGCACCTGAATTGCGGTGGGCTGACCGAACAGTACGAGGATCGCTCTCCCCTCAAGCACCTCAACAATTCTCACGCCCCCTGAGGCGCCTTGAATTGAATGCGCCCCGGGAACTAGAGGGATTGCTATTCCCGATGGGAGAACGCGCCATAGAGCGCGAAGACTAGGCAACCCTTCCGTGAGCGTGATCGGTAGGCCGTTCGGCGAGACTCGAGCGATCGCGCGAACGGTAGGCAATCCTTCCGTGAGCGTGATCGGTACACCGTTCGGTGAGACTCGAGCAATCGCCCTGACTGTAGGCGATCCTTCAGTGACCGTGATCGGTAGGCCGTTCGGTGAGACCGTTTGAGGTAAGCCGCTACCGGGCTGAAAGACGACCGCGAGACCTTCGGTGAAAGAGATCGCGATCCCTGTAGCGCGTACATCTATGTTTCCAAACGTGATCGACTCCGAGACCTTTCGGTTAGAATCGAAATTGAGAATCGGGTTCCAGAGAAAAAAGCCCGATTGCGCGCGCCCGTCATGAAGCTGGCCTGAAACCCCAGGGTTCTCCGTGAAGAAAAGCCGAGGATGCGCCAGATTCGACAAGGCTTAGCCCTCGATCACCACGAATGAACCGCGAACATCGCCTGAGTTCGTGGTGCTTGCGTCGAGGTAAACCATGAGACAAGCCGCGGCGTCGATCGGCTTGATCATGTTTGTGAGGATGCCTCCACCATTCGCGATCGGAATAACGATCGCTGCTCCGATCCGGTCGATGCACGTCACACCGAAACTCCCCGCCGCAGTCGTCGAGGCGCTGAGCGTGACGCTTTCGATCGATCGAATGGCTCGGCCTGAAACGGCGGGATTGATCGGAAGCATTCGACCTGCGCGCAACGTGGCAGGGATCGCGACGACCACGTTTCCCGTCGAGGCGTCATCGTACGTGACCGCAAAAGTCGCGTTCACTCCCGTAGCGCCGAGATCGGTGTAGCACTCGAGGAACCACTCTACCTCGAACACGGGCGCGCGCGCGGGTAGCGCTGGCGTGTTGATCGTCTGAACGGTGGGCGTGAAGACAACGCCGCTCAACCCCCCGCTGTGGATGATTCGATCGACGATATGTGCAATTCCCGCGACTGTGCCCGTGAGGTTGACCGCCTCAAGGTAGCGAAGGTTCGAACCCGAAACCGCAGGAAGCAGAAGCGCGCCAGGCGTAGCGCTTGTGCAGACCGCAGCGGCGCCCGGGATCGCGGGCTGAGCAGGCACGCCAGCGGCGCGAAACATTGAAACGAAATTGCCTGCTGCTTGGTTCGCAAGCGAGGTCTTCTGAATCGGGATCGCGCGCGCGTTGGCTTTGGCGATGATGTAACCTTCTTGTGTGGTGATCGCCATTACGGCACCAGGCGGAAAATGCGGTTCGCGCCGTTATCCCACTGGATCGAAATGTCCCCTCCGTTGGGTGTGACGGGCAGACCTGCCGCAACCTGATCGATGAACGCAACAAGCGGGCTCGTGCCTGCAACGCCTGTGTCTTTGTAGATTACGAGCCCCACGACTTGAGCGCCCGTCACAGCCGTGAAGGTCACGTCAGCACCATCGAACGCGCCGCCTGAAACCGTGGGGCTCGTGATCTGCTGAGCAGTCCCCACGACCCCGGTCACGCTCGAGAGGAACTGATGCGCTGCGCTCGGAGTGTACGCGGCAGACACGAGCGCAACACGGATCGTGTCCGTGTCGAAATCGATCGACGGGGTCGAATCCAGAAGCGAGTTGAGGAATTCAGTGTAAACGACATTGGCCATGATCGATTACTCCTGTTCAGGCGCTGGCGCGGGGCCTGGCGCGGGTGGGTTCTGCGTGTTTTGCGGCGGCGCTGGCGTAGCGGGCTCGATAGGCTTGAACGCGACCGGCCCAAGAATTCGATTCGCGCTTTCACTCGAGAGGTTGAAAAACTCGATCAGCATTGCGAGCCCGCTTTCTCGTGAAAGCTCTTCTCGCCCAACGCTTCTGACGATCTCGATCGCGCTTGAAATCTGAGCACCATTCAACGCCGTGTCAGCCGCTTTGGGTGCAGTCGAACCGGAGGCCACCTGGATCGGATTGCCTTCGGGATCGAGCCGAGTCACACCCTCTTCATTTTCTATCTCGTCTGAATCGTTGTCGTCGAGATCGTCTACCTTGATCGAAGTGCTCACGCTCCAGGCGTCGCCACCAAAACGAGCGCGTCGAACTTCGTCGGCTGAGAGCACGCCTTGAGTCAGGTAAATCGAATCTGCACTGGCCATGACGTTACGCGCGTCTGCTTGCTCTTTTTGCGTAGGTTGCCACAGCGGGCGGAACTCGACGCTCCAGTTTTCAGGCTCAGCCCCTTGCGTAGGGCTCCCTCGAGAAAGCATGATCAGACGCGTAACGCTTTCGATCACGGGCCTGTGTAGCGAGGTCTGTTCGCTTTTCAGGTAATCGTAGAAATTGCGCGTGTCCGCATCACCCGTTGCGTTCAAGCCCGCTGGCGCCTGACCCATCAGTTTTGTGACGGGGATTCGAGTAGCCGCAGCGACGCGGATAGAGAGCCGATCGAGGATATCACTCAGCCCTGAAACAGGTGTGGGCTTGCGCTCGAAATCCTCGTTCTCCGCGTCGAGTGCGACCGCCCGAAGCACCGATCGAGAAAGATCCATCATGCGCAAACGCTCTGCTACGAGCTTTGCGTTGTCGCTGGCGATGGCTTCTGAGAGTCCCCGAATTTTGAACACGGCTTGCGCGAAATCTTTGACCAGCGCCGCCGCTTCAGAGTGTGCCATGTCGAAATCACGGATCGATTCCCACACGGTTTCATAGACGGAATCGCCTACGCCTCTGTTCGACTGTGATCGAATTCGCGTCAGTGTGGGGCGGGTCATCCTCACCAGTCGCGACGCGTGAACGCGCCCGAGTACACCCGCCCCGTAGCGAGGATCGGCGCTTATGATTCGAGGGCTGATCGAGTACATGAGCGGCTCACCATAATCAGGCGCTCCGATCGCGCCTTGCCACTCGAGCACGGAGAACTCGTTTGGATCGAAGACCGTCAGGAATCGGACCCCTCGAGATCGAACCGGATCGAGCGGCTGATCGAGCGAGGGCGCTCCGTCATCAGCGCCCAAAAACAGGATCGCTCCGCCGAGAGCGCGCGTCTTTCGCGTCATGTCCAGGAGCTTTGAATCGAATTTCAGATCGTCAAGCATCGCCCCCAGGCGTTCAGCCTCAGCCCCGCCATCAGGTATTTTGAGATCGAATCCTTCTCGGCTCATTTCCTCGGCTGGAATGTCGACGATCCTCTGTGCCGTATCGCTCGAGACGTAGAGCGCTTCGCAGTCCGCCAGGCCCAGCTTGTTTTGAGGATTCGGAGCGCTCGAGGTTCGAGCATCGCGACTTGTGGCCACGCCCGTCAGAACGTTGACCCACCCGTCAAGGCGAACCAGCGAAAGCAGGCGAGAGAGCCCAAATGCGCTCGAATTTTTCTCATTCGTAGACATAGAGGCCACTGTATGCGTGGCCCCTGAGGGGAGCAAGCGCGCGATCGCCGACCGGGTCAAAGCGCCCAATCCCAAACGACCGCGCGCCTGCTCTACCGAATTCGCACCCGGGATCGGTGTCCCCGGTTTGCCCCGCTATCGGCCAGGAGATCCGATAGCCGCCTGTGCCTGGCGTCCTCTGCCAGCGTGTCACCTTTGCGCAAGTGCTGCAAGCGCGCCCATCGAATCCCCTAGCAGGGTCTGGAGGACGGCAGACGCCAGCATATCGATCCCGTCATCGTGCGCGCCTTTGGGAAAAGACACAGCCTCTTCGATTAAGTCAGAAGCCCATGAGGCGCTGATCGGAATCCAGACGTTCCCAGCTTCCAGGAAAGGAGCGCATGCGCTCACGCGCGAAACCTTCCCGCCCTGCGGCTCAAACCCAACGATCCCGGAAAGCTCTTTCTTGAGCGTGTCAATGATCGCGCTTCCGTTCGCCTTGTCTTCGATCGCAATACGCCCCACAGAAGGCCATTTCTTTTTCAGGCCTCGGAGCGCGTTCAAGGTCTCGGTGAACGTGAGCCGATCCCAAATCAGATCGATCAGGTAAAGGTCAGGTCGCTTGAGTCCGAAGACCCCGATCGCTACACGATCGGAGTCCTCTTTCGCCTTGAACGCGGCGTCAGTGACGATCAGAATTCGATCGAACTTGGGCGGGAGCGTACGCGCTTCGATTCCGAGGGCGGCTGGAAGTTCGTCAGGGCGCGCCCACCTGTGGCGGAACCAATCGCGCTTGATCACGTTGCCTGCGGCTGGCGAGGGGCGTTGCTGATGCTGCGTTTCGAATGCTCGAGACCCGAGCGAGGTCTTGAGATCGTCCAAAACCGATCGGCTGAACTTCTGCGGAAAGAGCAACTGACCGTCTAGCACGCGAGGATCGGTCCAGAGGACTTCTCCCGAAATCGAGCGCGAGACTGACGCCTTGCCTTCGAAAATCGACGGCAGAGACAGGTGGCACCATTTAGCGCCCTCGCGTCTGGTGATCTCCCCGCTCAAATCGGCCTCGTGTAAGCGCTGCATAATTACGATCTTCGTTGCGGTTTCGGGATCGTTGAAGCGCGTCGACATGGTCTCAAAAAACCACCTATTCGCGTTCTCGCGCTCCGTGTCTGAGTTCGCCTGATCGGCAGAAAGCGGATCGTCGACGACAAGCGTTTCCGCTCGGTAGCCTGTCCCGCTTCCGACGCTCACGGCTTGGCGCCCTCCCCCCTGTGTATTCTTGTAGAGCTTTTTGGCGTTCTGATCGTCGTTCCACTCCCAGGCTCGATCGTCAGAGGGGTTTCGGAAAAGATCGACGTACCAATCCGAGTCTAGCAGGTCTCGAGATCGGACCGCGTCACGAGTCACCAGTCCTAGCTCGTAGGACGCGAAGATCGCGCTCCACTTCGGATCGCGCGCCCACACCCAAGCGGGCCAGAGCACCGAAACGATCACGGACTTGGCGTGTCCTGGGGGGATATTGATCAGGAGCCTGCGGATCTTTCCTTCAGTGGTCCACTGAAGGTGATCGCAGAGCGCCTCAAGGTGCCAGCCCCACACGAGGGGCGCGGGATCAGCGTGGGGCCAAGCCCCACGGACGAACGCTCGAAACGACTTCCGCAGGCGCTCAGCGGCTCGCTTGCGACGCTCGTCTCGCACTCGAGCGAGGTTCTCTGGATCGAGTAAGTGCGAGGCGTAGCCGAGCGCTCGAGCGCTCGTCACGGGTCGTCCCCAGGCCACCAATCAGCCGCCTTGAAGTGAAGCCAAAGGAACGCGATCAGAATCCCTGCGGCTACCGCAGCGGGCCAGTCAACTTCAGTCAGACTCATGATCGTTTCCCGCGTTCTCAGTCTCCGCAGTGACCTGATCGATGATCGCTTTCTGCGGCGGCTCTAGAGCCTTCTGGCCTATGCGCTCGAGAAACTCAAGCTCAGCGTCAGTCAGCGTCGAAGGGTCCAGATGCATTGCCACGCCTACCGATCCCGTGATCTCAATATCGGTCGAGATACGCGATTTCCCGTTGCGTTGCTCTGCCAGCCAGATAGCCGCGTCAAGGCGCTCCCGGATCGTCGGGCCGATGATCGGAATAAGCGCCGCGCTTGCGGCATCCTCGCCCGACACAGGCTTGCGCGCGGGTGCCTGAATCTGCCCTCGCATGACCGCTGTGGCGAGCACGTAGGTTTCGATCGCAAAATCTCCGAGCATTCTGTCAAGCATTTTGTGGAGTTCAGATCGCGCCTTGTGCCCGTTCGGGTTGAGCGTAGCGCCCGGGAGGATCCTTCCTGTCCGGGGGTCTCTGACTCTAGAAGCCATGATTTCCGATCATGAGCACCGACAAAGCCACTAGTCAAGACCTAAGATCCTGATCTATTTCGGGAACCCCAAATGCAAATGAGAATGGTTCTCAAAATCAGAATTCGAGCGCGAGCCAGGCGGGGTTACATGGTTCATTTTCTCGAGAAAATAGACTCTCTGTTGACTCTCTGCTCTCTATTCGATAAACTCCCTGATTCATGAGGTCGATCGAGCAATTCCGACAGGTTGCGAGGGCTGAAAAACGGCGCCCTACTCCCCCTAACCCCATTTCTAATCTATCATTCTATCTTCTTACCTATTCTATTCTTATTGTGATCTAAGAAGAATATAATAGATAAGAAAAGAAGAAGAAGGTTAGAAAGGGGACTAAGGGGAGTAGGGCGCCGTTTTGGAGGCCTCACAAGGCACTGGAATTGCTCGATCGCTTCAACAAATTCGAAGACTTAGCGGTTTCTGAAGTTGCAGTGTCACTTTAACTGAGAAAAGGTGCGCTTATGCCTGAAAATCTGAAGATCAACGTTTCTGATAGCGCGGTTGGGATTCTGCGAAAAATCGCCCTTTCGCGATTAATCCCGGTCGAAATTCTTGCGAAAGAAATTCTCGAAACAGAGGCGGGAAAATCCGACGCGGAAAAATCATGCACTCCTGAGGCAATTACCGGAGACCTCGGCACACACTCTGATCGGCTGATTCGGCGGGTGCTCGCTCTTGCGGCGCTCACTCCGTCAGCGCACGGGGGAGGGGACGCCAGGGCTCGATCTATCGCTGAGATCGTCGAGGGCACGGGGGTGTCCTCTGTCACGGTTCGCAAGGCGATCGCTCGCCTCAGGGCCACGGGGGACGTTTCCGGGGGGTGGTATCGACGCACCCGCACAGCACCCGCTGAGGGTTTTGCGACGACGATCCGAGGCCTCATGCGCTCCACGGTCGATCCGGGCCTGAGCGAGGAAGACCGTGCTGCAGTGGCGGGCCTGATCGATGATGTCGTGGCCAAAAAGGTGACGTTGTGAGCGAAGGTGTCGACCTGACGCGTACCTGGACAGGCCTTGAGGCGCTGGCGCGCATGAGTCAGTCGCCAGCAATACACGATGAGTGCGTCGATCGAATAGTCGGATCGAAATTGACTCAGCGGTTGATCCAGTCGATCGCCACTCGAGCCGCGCGCCGCTTGAAATCCGAGCTTGAAGACCTGCGTCAGGAAGCCTGGATCGGCGCGCTCAAAGGAATTCGATCGTGGGATCCTGAAAAAGGGCGCCTGTCTACGTGTCTAAGCGTGTACGCGCAGAATCAGATCAGTCACTCGATCGATCGAATTACCGGGCGATCGAAAATCAGCCGCTACGGCAGACGCCGCTACGCCCCCTTGCCAGCGACGGAGGTAGAGATCGAGCGTCGGGCGGGATTTGACGAATCCTCAAGCCCTGAGGACGCCGCGACCGCTCGTCAGGCCTGGCGGGCTTGGCTCGAGGCGCTACGGCTCGAGGCGCTGCAAGTCGCATTCGACTCCACGGGCCAGTGCTTAGATCACCTGTGGATCTCTCGAGCGCTCACCCTGGCAAATGCGATCGTAATTCGGACGAAATTCGACGAAAAAAGGCCCCGAGAAGAACAAATCTACCCCTACAGGTCGATCGGAGCCCAGCTAGGCGTGAGTCACGAGACCGCTCGGAAATGGATCGTTGCGGTGCAAAGGGGCGTAAAAGCTCGGCTTACCGGTCCGAAAAAGATCGACGACCACCCTGCTACGAAAAAATCGATTGAGCACTTGACAGGGCCCGGGCATCTGGATATATCTAGGTCATGCACAACGCACTAGCCAAGACTTCTGACCGAAACTGCACCGCACTTCGTACGGTCCTCAAGAACCGGACCGCAGAAAACGATCTTGCAGGCGTGCGTGAAATATGGCTCGCTCTCAGGGCAGAAGCAGGCCTCAAGGCCTCCACATTCGGCGACCGCCAGGAAGCGGCCTATTATCGGCGCTGCGGTGCTCCTGCAGTCCGAATCGCCGAAGAAATGACCTGGCGCGAAATCTGCCACGCAAACGACCGCTTGATCGTCTGTAAGAAAAACGGTGGGTTCGAGTGGACGACTAGCGGACTTACCGGAGAGCGTATCCGCGTACCTACGTTCGACACGGACGAGAGCGCCGCTGAAGCGTTCTTCGGGCGCGTCCTGGCCCGCCTGGGGTTCTGAAGAAAAGATCGAAAATAACACCCCGGGTGCTTGACAGGGCCCGGGACTCTGGATATAAGTAACCCACACCCGCCGCACCCGAGGAAACCACATGGCCACGCACTACACCGACACGAACGCCGCAGATCGCCAGACCGCAGCGCAGATCGCCCACAGTCTCGCGAAGGGCTCCTACCAGCGCAAGCGCCTGGAAGGCGGGGTTTGGAGCGGGGCGGATCTCAAGGGGACCGCGCGGCGCTGGGGCGATCGGTACAAGGCCAGCCGAGAGAACCTGATCGATCGTCTCGAGCGCCACCCGCTCCTGCGGTGCGAGGTCGTCTACGCTAAGCACGGGGAGCGGATTGTCAAGTTCGGCCTGGCGCGCGCGTGCGTAGCCCTCGAATGCGTGGTGGAGTTGACTTTGGTTTCGCCCGCTTAAGGGCGCACAAAGACAGAAGGCTTGATCGGTCACAGACTAAATTCATCATCAGGAACGACTCGGAGATCTGAACCGTGACCAGACTCTATTCGACCCACGACAAGCCCGACTGGGAAGCACTGCCCGTTCGTTTCGACGCTCGAGGGTTCCACGTGCGGGAAATTCGCAGCTACGGAGCGGGCTACACAGGGCCCGTTTTCGCTGAGGTTCGCCAGACCGGACCGCTCAGCCTCGAGCAACTAGAACACGACACGAAACTTGTGTGTGCGTCAGGGAACTTGGCTCGAGCGCTCACGCGGCTGACTGCTGCGGTCGAAGTGGAGAGGCGCGCCCATCGCGTCCTGAGCGATCGGGTCCTGGAGGAACTCGCCGAGGCCAAAGCCGCCTTGAAACTGATCGAAAAATGACGATCGAAAACTTCACCCATCTGACCGTTCGCGGGATTCAGTTTCTGCTGAAAGACGCGGCTCGTGAGGCGGAACTAAGAAGCGAACTCGATTTCCCACCATACACGCTCGCCTGTGACTGGAATTTCAACGCAACGGATACCTGGCTCCACCCGACGCAATTCAGGTTTCTAGGTCAGTCCTTTGCTTCTGGTATGGTCGACTATCCAAGTACTTTCGAGCAACTCACCTGCCCTGCTTGTCTAGTCCTAAGAGACTTGGCGCTCATTCTTAGCAGGCCTTTTGACAAGGCCCCGAGACCGCGCCCCGAGACCGCTCACCAGTTGGGGAAATCATGATCCGATCCGTCACCTGTAGCGTCAGAAGCCGCCCGGTTTCGCTCTCGAGCCCAGAGGCCCGCTTCGAAGCCGAGTTGTCGATGATCATCGTGGAGCCGTCAGGCCACACCCACAAAACGATCCGCGAATACGGACCGAACCCAAAAACCGCCTTGGCGAATGCTTTTGCCCGGGCTTCTGATGTAATCGAAACGTCGATCGAAATCACTTGCGAGGGCTGAAAATGACTCGAGACAACGACCACTGGGAGGCGCTGCAAGCCGAACTGACGCGTCTGAAAGTCGAGATCGAGGCCCTTAAAGGCAAGCTCGATATCATTAAGCGCGAGTCGGAAGGCGAAGACGAAACCGAGCTTGCGATCCAATACGGGGGGACGGGCTGGGAAAAAGATCCCGCCGTCGTAGCGGCGCGCAACCTGCGTTCCAGGGCTGAACGGGCAGAAAACGCGCGGTCTGATTCAGACGAGGCCTTGACTGAGCTTTCAGCCGCTCTACGCGCCGAGATCAACCGCCTGACAGACGCTGTCAAAACTTGGAAGGTATGTGTAGAGCAGGCCAAGGTGACCCCCTGATCCGCTGGCTACGCGACTGGCTCGAGACCTTCAAGCGATGGGTGTGCAGAAAGATCGGCCACAAACTCGTGTGGGCGAAAAAAGATCCTGTCATGTTCCGACCTTTTTTGATCTGCACTAGGTGTGGCAGATACTGCCGATCGGTAGACGAGATTTTCGACAGTTTCAGCTACGACGTAGGAGAATCTCCCAAGTGACCCACTCAACCAAGCTGACCCCTCGTTTCGCGCCGCTCAAAGAGATCAAGCCTAAAAAGCGCTGGCCAGGTCTTCGTGAGCTTTACTTTATCGTCACCTACCCGGCGGACCCGGATCCTGAGTTCTGGGCAGATCATTGGGAGCGAAGCGGAAAAAGTGCTGATTCGCCTGAACACAAGATTTCGGCGATCACCCTAGCCGATTCGTGGAACCTACGGACTAGGCGAAAAGCTAAAGATCAATTCCTCATTTTCGCTCGCGATTTCGCCTACGAAAGGCCCAAATTCCCGAGGGCCTTGCGCGAATTCTGCCACTACTTCCACTGCTGCGATTCGAACGAATTGACGGCACATTTAGCGATCTCCGAATCCACACATGAGATCGTTGGTGCATTTTTCACTGAGCAACCCGTCACTGAAGTGAACGCGGCAGGAACATGGGTAGCAGGCTCTCAGCGTCGAAGGGGGATCGCTGATGAACTCTGGAAACACGCACTCGCCTACCACGCAAGCCCGATCCGCGTGACGACCGCCACAGATGCAGGCGAAAACTTCGTTCTGTCGATGATCAGGCGCGGCTGGCCCGTGATCCACGAATCGCCGAACCTCGCTCAGTAGGCTTGACAGCCTCCCAGACTTCAGACACCCTGAAAAACCCATGCCCACTAAATGCAGGTTCGAGTCTTGCCAGGAAACCTCAGAAGCGCGCGGCCTGTGTATGCGACATTACGTTCAGGAGCGGCGCGGGCGCTTGGGAGAGACTCGCGAAATCAGCCCGCCTGGTGAACACTCAGAGGT